CCTGTCGCAACTGTGTCCAAGACGGTTGATAACTCGACAGAAACACATTTTTATGACAACACGGGCATGCTGAACATCCGCTCTGAGGGCTCTGACGAAGTGACGCTGACTGTCCCCGTGCTCTCGCTGATCAAGCTGGCAAAGCTGATTGGCAAGACGGTAGACGAGGAAACGGGTGCTTTTATCGATGGTGACGCCGAGGAGAGATACTTTGCACTTGGGTATCGTCTCAAACTGACGGATGGCACATATCGCTATGTATGGCGTCTCAAAGGTACATTCAGCATCCCCGATGAAACCAGCGAAACGGAAAACGACGGAACAGATACAAACAATCAGGAGCTTACCTTTACTGGAATCAAGACGATCACAGTATTTAAAAAGGATAATAAGCGTGCAAAGGCTGTTGTACTCGATGAGCGAGATGGCAAGTGCGATCTGACAAAGTTCTTTGATAAGGTTCAGACGCCTGACACGATTTCTGCACTGAAGAAGTCTGTCTAAGTCTTATGCGGGGGCTTCTCCCCGCAATACATAATCTATAAATGGAGGTACACAAAAATGAAACTTACATTGAAAATTTATTCCGGAAAGAAAGTGGAGAAGACGTATGAGGCAGAAACCGTGGACTTCTCTTTCGGCTTGATCGAAGATGTGTTGGATGTGCTGGACTTCGAACACATGGAGTCTAAGGCTGATATTGGCGTAATGATCGTAAAGGCATCTAAGCAGTTGAAGCCCTTCCTAAAAGAGATTTTTAATGGCGTGACAGATGAGGAAATTCGTCATACGCACATCCAAAATCTGATCGAGGTATTCCGTGGTCTGTATCATTATGCGGAAGTTGAACTTGGCTCGGCTGTAAGCGGTGGCGAAAAAAACTAACAGCGGGCGAGCCAACGCCCGAGACATTATACCAACTGCTTTTTGACCTAAACACAAACTTGTGTGATCGATTTCCTGCGCTTGATCCGTTTCGGGTACGCACACAGAGCTTCCATGATGTTTTGGCTGTGTATAAACGGCTCTATGATCAGAACAAACGAAAAGGGAAGCAGGAGTGCGTTCAAAAAAACGGCGTGATCAGAAGACCGGCGCAAAATGATGACTGGTGCTAAGGGGTGAAGCGATTTGGCAGAAGAGAATTATACTGCGAAATTCCGAGTCGATATCTCTGACTTGAAAAAGGGAATTGCAGAAGCAAATCGATCAATAAAAACAGCTGCTGCTGAATTCAAAAACGCCTCCGCTGGCATGGATGACTGGTCGAAGAATGCAGATGGTCTGACAGCGAAGATCAAGCAGCAGGAGTCGGTAATTGAAGCAGAAAAGAAGAAGCTTGATCTGCTGCGGCAGCAGCTGGAACGGCTGACAAAGGCACAAGGAACTGGGAAGAGTGTTATCGAAGACCTCACCCGAAAATACAATGAAGCTGTACAGACCTATGGGAAAACAAGCGATGAGGCAAAAAAGTATGCCACGCAGCTTGCAAATGCCCAAAAGGCACAGGAGCGCAATGCGAAAGCGGCAGATGATTTAAAGCTGAAAATCTTGAATCAGGATTCTGCCGTAAAATCTGCAGAGCACCAACTGGAACAGTACAAGACATCTCTTTTAGACCTTGTAAAGCCAACAGAGCAGTTGCAGAAGATGGGGAGTGGCATCAGTGAAGCTGCGAAAGAAATGGGGCAGGGCTTTTCCGTTGCGAAAGGCGCAATTGCCACATTTATCGGGAACACCTTGTCAAACCTCACATCTGCCATCGGAAATGCAATTAGCAGTGTAGCAAGCCTTGGTGCAGAAACACGGGAATATCGCACAATTATGGGGAGCTTGCAGAACTCTTCCGAACGTGCAGGATATTCAACAGAAGAAACCGCAGAGACTTTTAAGCAGCTGAATGGCGTGCTCGGAGACACACAAAGCGCTGCCACGACTACTGCAAACTTGCAGGCAATTGGGCTAGAGCAAAGTCAGTTAAAGGACCTGACAAACAGTGTCATCGGTGCTTGGGCAAAGTACGGAGATAGTATCCCGATTGATGGACTTGCAGAGGCAACGAATGAAACGATCAAAGTTGGACAGGTTACTGGTACTTTTGCGGATGCGCTAAACTGGGCGCAGATGTCAGCGGATCAATACAGAGATGTACTTAGCAGCAATCAAAATGCGCTTGCGGCTTTTAACACTGAGATGGATGATTCTGGGAACATCGAGGATGCGTATAGTGCTGCGCTTGCAGCTTGCAGTGACCAGACAGAACGTGCAAACATTGTGACAAGCACTTTTGCGAGCATGGGGCTTGCTTCTGCCGGAAAAGCGTGGCAAGACACAAACAAATCCATTGTGGACGCCAACAATGCAGAAGCGGATTATGAAAAAGCCACGGCAAATCTAGGGCAGACTATTGAGCCGATCACAACAAAAATCAGAGCAGGATTTGCGCAAGTCGTCGAAAAAATCGTGGAGCTTGTGCAAAAGGCGGATTTTTCGAAGGTGGAGTCTGCGGTTGACACTGGTTTTTCATTCCTGATCAATACAGTTATTCCGAAAATTGTAGACGGCGTTACTTTCGTGGTTGACCACAAGGACAGTATTCAGTCTGCGATCAAACCAATTGCAGGACTTGTACAGGCGGCATTCACTTTTCTGATCACAACAGTTCTGCCAAAAATTAAAAATGGCATTGACTATGTAGTTGATCACAAAGACAGCATTGTTTCCATGCTTACACCAATTGCAACTGCCGTCAAAAATGCCTTCTCTTTTCTGATTGATAAGGTCTTTCCTGCAATCGAAGCAGGGTTTGGCTGGATTATTGACCACAGAAATGAAGTGCTTGCTGCAATAGCCGGCATAGCTGCTGCATTTGTGGCGTTCAAGGCGGTTACAATCATCCAAGGCATTATCACAGCTTTTACAACACTGATTGGCGTGATAAAGTCCGTTGGCATCGCACAGGCAGCACTAAACGTTATTATGAGTCTTAACCCTGTTGGACTTATTGTTGCAGCGATTGCGGCACTTATTGCAATCTTTGTTGTTCTGTGGAACAAGTGTGATGGATTCCGAGAGTTTTGGATAAACCTTTGGGAGAAAATCAAAGATGTTTGCGGAACAGCATGGGAGGCAATCAAAAATTTCTTTGCTGCTGCGTGGGATAAAATCAAGGAAGTGTGGGACAAGGTAAAGCCATACTTCGAAGCGATTTGGGACGGAATCAAAAAGGTTTTCTCCGTTGTTGCCAAGGTCGTTTCTGGATATTTTAAGATGGCATGGAAAAACATCAAGGTTGTTTGGAATGTCGTTGTAAAATATTTCAAAACAATCTGGGAAAATATCAAATCCATTTTCGCTGTTGTAAAGGATGTGTTTTCCGGAGATTTTTCCGGAGCGTGGGAGGAAATCAA